ACTTGGTGGGTAGATCAAAAGAATCTACAGCCGATCGAGAATCTAAAAGGGAGCAACTATGGACAAGCTGCGCTTTAAGTGCCGAGTGTGCAAGAAAGATACCGAGCAACTCATTCGTGTAATTACAGATAATCTTCCGCCTAACGTTAAAACGATCCAGTGCTGCGTCTGTTCTACTATGACAGTGGCACTAATTGGAGAAGCTAATGGCGACTTATGAGTTCCGCTGCGAAGTGTGCAGTAAAGAGTTAGAAGTCCAGCGTCCCATCGAGGACACATTAGCTAGAGATCCTTACTGTCCGAATTGCACTGTCCCTATGAAGCGCATTTACTCGCTCGGTGGGATCGTGTTTAAGGGTAATGGCTGGGGCGGTAAGCCATGATCCAGATAACCGCTTCATGTGTCTGCGGGATACAGATTACGTCCGAATCAGAGAAACAATTACTAAAAGACATGGAAAGACACTGGAACGGAGACCTGCATAAGAAGGCTTGGAACGGAGAGTTTAATCGATGAAGTTATCCACAGGGTTTATCCACAGTGTGCGTAAAGCTGTGGGACACTCCCAAGATTACGCTCCCTACTTGACAGGCGCGCTACTATCTCTTCGCTTAAGGCGAGCCGCTGTAGCGGATAGCTCGCAAGAGCGAAAGATAGGTTTAGGGGCGGTCTATGCCATTACGGCATCGCTCTTAATAACGAGCATTCCAGAAGCAACAGCTAAGAATTATTCTGTAGATCATCTAAAGCTCTACGCACATTCGAGGATTCTTGATTATAAAGAGTTCCAGTGTTTTAACAGAATCATTACTAAGGAATCTCGATGGTCTTACACAGCCAAGAACGGTAGTCACTTCGGACTGGGACAGATGCGCTCTAAGCATTACAGACATCTAGACCCTTATCGTCAGATAGACGCTACTCTTAAATACATTACGAATCGTTATGGTACGAGCTGCAAGGCTTGGGCATTCCATCAAGAACGGAACTTCTACTAATGACTTTACACTCTCAGCGTAAAAGCAATAGCACACAATGGAAGAAGCTAAGGCTTCGGATACTTAATCGCGATGGCTGGATCTGCTTCTGGTGTGGCCAAGAAGCTAACACGTGCGATCATGTAATCCCAGTAGCTAGAGGCGGGTCAGATGATCCAGATAACTTAGTCGCAGCGTGTAAACGGTGTAACTTCTCACGTCAAGATAGGCTGCCCGAAGAGATGGATTTAGTGAAGAAAAAGGTGGGCGGTGTTTTTTTTGATGGGAGTTCCACCGCCACTCTCTCCCGAGGTCTTCTTTCACCACCAAACGACTCGATAAAGCATGAATAGCCACGCAGAAGACCCAAAAGGACACCAGAAGCCTCAAACTGGCTCAGATCGGCCTACATCGGTTTTAGAGGGAACTACAGGACTCTATCTAGGCTCTCCGACTCCGAGAATCCACTCTAAGCTCGTAGATTTACCGTCACGCGGGCAGGAATTGATCGATTTCGCGGACAGTATCAAGCTTCCGCTTCTTCCTTGGCAAAAGTGGGTCGCCATGGAAGCTCACAGAGTTAAGCCAGACGGCCGGTGGCACTCGCCCCTAGTGACCGTCGTCGTGGCACGTCAACAGGGTAAGACTACGCTTATGAAAGTCAGGGCGTTAGCTGGTCTCTTTCTATGGCAGAACGGACTCCAGATCGGAACAGCTCATCGACTTACTACATCGCTGGAAACTTTCCGAGACATCGTTAACATGATCGAAGAGAACGAACATCTGGCCAGACAAGTAAAGCGAATCCGCTGGGCGCATGGCTCAGAAGAGATCGAGCTTAAATCCGAGTTCGGCGGCGGTCGGTACATGGTTAAAGCTGGCGGCTCAGCTGCTCGCGGTATCTCTAAGCCCGAGACCGTTTTCGTCGATGAGACTAGAGAGCTTAAAGACGAATCCACGTGGGCATCGCTTCGCTATACCATGATGGCCGCTAAGAATCCGCAGCTCTGGACGCTCTCGAATGCTGGCGATCAACACAGCCTAGTTCTTAATTCGCTCCGCGAGCGCGGAATGAGCGCAGCTAAAGGCGACGACATCGCTTACTATGAATGGTCATCTAATTACGAGAAGATCGACGACACTCCCGCATTCTGGAAAGGTGCGGCGATGGCTAACCCAGCTCTGGGCCACACAGTCCACATCGATAACATTCGGGCCGTTCTTAACGATCCGCCCGATGTCGTAAAGACGGAAGTTTTGTGTCGCTGGGTCGCTACGATTTCGGCAGCTATTCCCGCCGAAGAATGGAATCAATGTGGAGAAGAAGGCTTAGAGCTTGATCCAGAGAAAACGACTTGGCTTGGCATTGATGTCAGTCCTAATCGTAAAGATGCTGCACTAGTGGCAGCTCAACAGATCGACGATGAGCGATTCTTCGTAAAGCTTCTTCACACTTGGCATAACCCGATTAACTTGGACGATAAGGCGATCGCTAACGACATCGCTCCCTATACGAAACAGTATCCAGTCGAAACAGTGGCTTATTCTAAGAGAACTGCTTCGGCTATTGCAGCGCGCTTAGTTCCAGCGGGTATTCCGATCTCGGACATCGACGGCGCACTGTACGGCCAAGCTTGCGACGAATTGTTAGGAGCTATCACATCGAAGAGATTACGTCACGATCCGAAACAGACAGAACTCTCCAAGCAGATTCTATCGGCTGCGAGACTTTCGTTCGGCGATGGTGGCTGGACTATCGGACGGAGAGCTTCGCAGTCGACTGTCTGCGCGACGGTTGCGACTGCACTCGTCACTCACTACGCGACACGCCCGCCGATGGATCTTGACATCATGGTGGGCTAGGTGTAACGGCTTCCGTAGAATTACGGCATGGGATTACTCGATTTATTCGTTCCGACGGTTAAAGCTGCCGCTTCGCCAGAAGCTTCTATAAGCATCGAAGCCGCGGAGTCTCTTTATCCTGTAAACACTCTTAACTCTCTCGGCGGTTATTACTTTATGGGTAATCAGACCGCTACACGTACCGAAGCGATGGGCGTTCCAGCTTTAGCTCGCGCGCGTAACATTATCTGTACGACTATCGGATCTTTCGAGATGCACACTCGCAACGTCGCAACTGGCGAAAAAGTTCAACAGCCGCGCGTTATCAATCAGCCAGATCCACGCATCGCGGGATCGGCGTTCTGGTCATGGCTCGCAGAAGATTTACTGTTCACAGGTTATGGCTATGCGCGTGTAATGGCTCGCTATGCGGACACTGGAAGAATCCAAGCGATGGAGCGAATCGATCCTGTTCGCGTAACTGTTACGACAAACGCTAACGGAACAGAGATCGACGGTTATGCTGTCGATGGAATGCCAATTAATCCAAGCGAATTAGTCGTCTTTACTGGACTTGATGAAGGAATCTTAAATCGCGCTGGACGTACCATTCGCGCAGCTTCGGCATTAGAAAAAACAGCTTACGACTTCGCGATCAATCCTAATCCGCAGACCATTCTAAAGAACTCTGGCGTAGCACTTCCGAAAGATCGTGTAGCTGCATTAGTAGCAGCGTTTAAGAATCGCACTTCTAAAGCTGTTACATTTTTGAACGGCGACGTGTCGATCGAGACTGTCGGTTATGATCCTAAGAATCTTCAACTTAACGAAGCTCGCGGCTATCTTGCTTTAGAATTATGCAGAGCCGCCGGTCTTCCAGCTTATTTTGCAAGTGCAGAGCCGAACAGTTTTACTTACTCGAATGCAGTAAGCGAACGTCGTTCTCTTATCGATTATTCGCTGCGTCCGCTTATGACAGCGATCGAGCAGCGTTTATCTTTATCGGACTTTACTCCCTTGGGTCAGGACGTAAAGTTCGATCTAGATGATTTCTTACGCGGTAATCCAATGGAGCGCGCGCAAGTTTACGAAATCCTAAATCGAATTGGTGCGATGAGCATCGATGAAATCCGCGAAGAAGAGGATCTACTTCTATGAAAATAACTACACCTATGAACATCACAGCGGCAGATTCTAACTCGCGCACAATTAGCGGGCGCATCGTCGCATTCGATGAAGAAGCGAACGCATCGACTGGAAAAGTCGTATTCGCTAAAGGTTCGATCCAGCCAGCTCCAGTAAAGCTTAACTTGGAACACGATCGCACTCGTCCAATCGGTAAAACTTTAGACATGACATTAAACGAAGATTCAATCGACGCTGTATTTAAGATCGCTAATACGACATCAGGTTCAGATGCTCTCGAAGAAGCTATGAGCGGATTACGCGACGGCTTCTCGATAGAACTAGCGGTCGACGATTACATCATGCTAAAGGACGGCACTATGCGCGTTCTAGCTGGAGAATTAACTGGCGTGGCACTCGTTACAGAGCCAGCGGTACGTTCTGCTCGCGTTAGCGAAGTCGCAGCAACAGAAGGCGAAGAAGTCGCCGAAGAGATTTCCGATTCCACAGTGGAAGAGGAAGTAATACCAACAACAACAGAAGGAGACGAAGTGGACAACACCGTCACAAACGCGGAAACCGTCGAGACGGTCGAAGCTGCTCAGTCAATCACAGCCGCAGCGAAGCCAATCGTAGGCGGATCATTCACTAAGCCACGCTTGGAGTTCACAGCTGCCAAGTACGTGGAAAACACAATCCGCGCAGCGATGGGCGACGATCAAGCTCGCCAGTACGTTCTAGCTGCGGATAACACAACAGATAACGCGGGTCTCGTACCTACTCGCCAAATGGCAGAAGTAGTAAACGGACTTTCAACATCGATCCGTCCATCTATCGACGCAATCTCTCGCGGAACTCTTCCAGATGCGGGCATGACTTTCGAGATCCCTAAGATCACGCAAGCTCCTACAGTGGCAGTAACAGCCGAAGACGGAACACCAAGCGAGACAGATCAGAACTCAGCTTTTATCACTGTAGACGTTAAGAAGTTCGCGGGACAGCAGACTTTCAGCGTGGAACTCTTGGATCGTACTTCTCCAGCATTCTTCGAGGAGCTAATCCGTAACATGGCAGCAGCTAAGGCTAAGGCCGAAAATGCTTACGTAAACGGTCTTCTAATCTCAGGCGCAACAGCAGACGGAACTACTACGACTACTTATCCAACAGCTGCAGAGCTTCTTGGAATTGTGTCTCGCGGTGCTGCTTCTGTTTACGCTGCTACAGCTGGTCTTCCACGTCCATTTGCGAAGTCACTTATCGCATCGACTGGCCAGTGGGCTAACATCATGACTCTAAACGATTCAGGACGTCCAATCTATAACGCTTCACAGCCTATGAACGCTGGCGGCGTAGTTCGTCCAGATTCACTAGTCGGAACAGTCGCGGGACTTGATCTATTCGTAGATCCAACTAACGCGGGCGATGGCGACGGAACTCTTCTAGTCGTTAACCCAGACGCTTACACATGGTACGAAGGACCTACTTTCCGCCTACGCGCGGACGTAATCGCTTCTGGCCAGATCACAGTCGGTTACTACGGTTACGGCGCACTAGCGACCAAGATCGCAGCTGGCGCATTCAAGAATAACAAGGCGTAAACCGAATAAATCAGACATCGACTAGTTCGCTCCCGAGCTAGTCGAGTAGTAGAAGGGAAGAGCTAATGCCAGCAATTATTACAGCGTCACAGCTGCGATCCGTCCTAGGCGTTAGCTCTTCTCTCTATTCGGATTCTTATCTCGATGACATCATCGACACAGCCGAGCAAGCGATTCTTCCTTTACTCATTCAGAACGACACAGCTGTCGTCCAGTACGAGCTAACCGATAACGTAGCGACATTCTTTACTCGTCGCGTCCACACTTTCGTCGTCGGACAGTCGATCGTCGTAACTGGTCTTCCAGCTCCGTTTACAGCTACTCACACAGTTACAAAAGTTACAGATTCTTCATTCTCGGCCGCTCTTACATCTTCGGACGTAACACGTCGCCAGATCATTCCGAACGGAACGGCAACTCTTAGCGGTTATTCAGCTGCGACTCTCTACGTGGGTAACGCGTCGATCGAGTCCGCTATTTATGCAGTATCTATCGAAGTGTTTCAGTCTCGCACAGCTGCGGGCGGTCAGATCGAGGGTCTCGATTTCGCTTCGAGTCCCTATCGTATGGGGCGTAGCTTGTTAAATCGCGTCGTGGGCCTCTTGGGTAATTACATCGACGTCGACACGATGGTCGGATAATGACAGCCAGTTCGATCTTAACTAGCGTCCGAACTCCATTAAAGACAGCCATCGCAGGAGTAGCGGCTAACACTTACGACTCAGTCCCAGAATCGCCGATCGTTCCATTCGCGGCAGTCGTTCCAAACGTCCCTTATTTACAGCCTGTTCTACTAGGTAAAGGGAACGTAAAGCTAAAAGTAAATCTAGTAATGACCGTAGGCGTCGCGATCTATGACAATCAGAGCGCGCTCGATAACATCGAGAAGCTGGTTATTAGCATTCTGGCGGCTATTCCGTCAGGGTATGAAGTCGGAGACGTATCGAATCCGATTCCGTTAAACATAGGCGCGTCAGAGATTCTCGTTTGCGAGATTCAACTTTCGACCTACTACACACAAACTAACTAAGGAGAAACAATGGCCACGACCGTCATTACTGGACGCGATCTCGCTATGACGATCGCGACTAAGAACTACGACGAGCAAGCGACAAGCGCGACGCTTTCAGCGGACGTCACTATCGAAACTTACGACACACTTTATTCGAAGGCTTACAAGTCGATCGATTCACAGTGGACTTTCGACGTCGAGATGCTCGCAGACTGGGGCGCAACAGATTCACTCTGCGAAGCTCTATGGACAGCGGCAGAGTCAGCCCCTAACACAGCTTTAGCGGTATCGCTAACAGCTACTACAGGAGCAGTCTTTAGCTTTAACGTTCTTCCACTATTTCCAAGCGTGGGCGGATCATCGCCAGACGCTCAGACTGTTAGCATGAGCTTTACAGTTATCGGAACACCTACAGAGACATTTAGCTAAGAAACAGAATCGGGAGCAAGCATGAAACTAGAACTAGAAGTCACTTACTTAAACGGAGAGGTCGCTACATTCGTAGCGGCTAATCCCGAGTTCGTTAAGTGGGAACGTAAGTTCAGTGCAACAGTAAACGAATTAGACACGAAGCTAGGACTCGAAGGGCTTAACTTCTTGGCTTATAGCGCGATGAAGCGCGAAGCAGCTGGGAATCCTGTTAAGCCTTTCGAGATCTGGATCGAAACCGTCGAAGCGATTACTAGTCGGCAGTCAGACCCAAAAGCTGGCCCGTCGGAAGCTTAAATCGCATACTTATAGAAGTAGCGATCGCAACTCGTATCCCGATGAGCGAATGGCAGACGGCGGAAGATTTACTTACAGCTATAGAGATCTTGGAGAGGCAGAATGGCAAGTAAGAAGGGCGTCTACTCGATAGAGGTCGAGCCAGCCGCGCTTAAAAACTTGATCCAGACGCTTAATCTTCTCGATAAAGAAACACAGAACGAGATTCGCGATGCAGCTCTTCCACTGTCTAAGCGTTTAGCTGGCCAGCTTATGATGAGCGCGCAAGGCGCGCCAGCTCCGCAGACTAAGCTCGTAGCTCAGACGATTACAGCCAAGCGCGATCGTCTTATTCGCGTAGACATTGGCGGCCCTAAGAAGGTCGGTCGTAAATACGGCGGCGAGACATCGAAGAGCGGTAAAGGCAGAGTACGCCAGAACGCAGCTCCAGCGGGCGCGCTTCTATGGGGAACGGAGTACGGTGGCGGTCGCGGTACGGATTCACTTGGTCGCGCTTACACCGATAGATTCAAGGCCCCACGCAATAAGCGCGGCTATTGGATCGCTCCAGCTGTTGACTATTACACGCCTATAGTCGCGAAAGAATACATAGATTTAATTCAGGGCGTAATTAAGAAAGTAGGTCTCGACTAATGGCTGGCATTCCAAAAGTAAAGATAACTTTCGACGCAGACTTCGACGAGCTAAAGCGCGGAGTAAAAGGCGCGCAGACAGAAGTCGAAGGATTCTCAGACAAGATCGGCAAGTTCGGCAAGGTAGCCGCTGCCGCTTTCGCGGCTGCCACAGTAGCGGCCGCAGCTTACGCGGGTAAGCTTCTTATCGACGGCGTTAAGTCAGCGATCGAAGATGAAGCAGCCCAAGCCAAGTTAGCCACGACTTTACAGAATGTCACTGGCGCGACAGATGCCCAGATCGCAGCTGTAGAAGAGCAGATAACTAAGACCTCGCTTCTTACTGGTATTACAGACGACGAGCTTCGTCCGTCGATGGATCGATTACTTCGCGCGACTAAAGACGTAGATAAGGCGCAACAGTTACAAGCTATCGCGATCGACGTAGCCGCTGGAAGTGGTAAATCACTCGAAGCAGTTACGAACGCCATGGCTAAGGCGGCCGAGGGTAATACGGCAGCTCTTGGAAGATTAGGCGTAGGACTGTCTTCTGCTCAGCTTAAAACTATGACGATGGATCAAGTTACGGCTTCTCTAGCTAAGACTTTCGAGGGACAAGCTTCTAAGCAAGCGGACACTTTCCAAGGCAAGATGCAGCGTCTTAGTGTTGCATTCGATGAAGCGAAAGAGACTGTCGGATCTTACGTTCTCGATGCACTTACTCCGCTTCTGTCAGGATTCGTCGATAAGGGAATCCCAGCGATCCAGAACTTCGCCGCTGGATTATCTACGACTCTCGGGCCAGCCTTTACGTCTATCTTTACCGTCGTTCGCGATGATCTTCTTCCGATTATTAAAGCTGTCTTTAACTTCTTGGCTAACGAGTTTATCCCAGCGTTAGGCGCAATCTTCGGGCCAGCTCTTAAAGGCTTGGCGAACGCGTTTACAATTATTAAAAACGCGGTAGCTTCTAACTCAGACGAACTCGCTCCGCTTCTAGCACTCTTTAAGGCTGTCTGGACATTTACAAAAGATAACCTAGCTCCGATCCTTGGTGGCGCGTTTAAGATCGCGCTCGAAGGAATTGCGACTCTTATCGGTGGACTCGTTACAGCATTCTCTAAGTTCGTCGCACTGTTAACTGGAATCTATAACGGCGCGAAGAAGGTTATCGATCTTATTAAGGATAACCCGATTACTAACTTATTCGATGGCGGAGCTAAAGGACTTAAAGCTTCCGTACCATTCCCAGAAGAGATCGGCGGTGGAGTTACTGTAGAGACTGGCTTCGGCGGTGGCGGCGGTACGTTCGCTCCTAATGCTGGATCGCCTACCTTTACAGGCGCGCCACTATCTGCTTATTCGCCAGCTATGCAAGCGGCGATCCTACGTCGTGAAGAACTAAAGGCCGAGACTGCCAGACTTCGAGCAGAACGCGAATCTAATGCAGCTGCTCGCGTAACCGTAAACATGGGCGTCGTCGGAGATCCAGAATCGGCAGCTCGTACGATCATCGACGTAGTTAATAAGTCGCAAGCGCGCGGAACTCTTGGCGCGGGATCGTTCTTAACAGCATGACCCTATGGACTCCAGTCTGGAGCGTTCTTATCGATGGAGTCGAGTATAAGAACATAACTCTGGCTAATCTCACGATCGAATCTGGTCGCCGCGACATTTATCAGCAAGCGGTAGCGGGTTACTGTAATTTATCGATTCTTAACATCGACGACGATCCGATTACTGTCGAGATTAACTCTGGAATAACCGTCTTCGTACAGAACTCCACAGCTACGCCAGTGGCGATCTTCGGCGGCAGCGTGAGCGACATTCTTACGACAGTCGAAAGATCGGGAACTGGCGGTCTCGTCCAGACTATTACCGTTACTGCACTTGGCGCACTTTCACGTCTTCCGAAAGTATTAACCGAAGGCGTACTTACTAAGGATTACGAAGGCGATCAGATCTACGACATTCTCGACGGCATTCTTTACGGAGCTTGGAACGAAGTTCCCGCAGCTCTTCACTGGGAAGATTACGCCGCGACGACTACGTGGGCTAACGCGGAGAATAGCGGCGTAGGACAGATAGATCGCCCCGGAAATTATGAATTAACAGATCGAAGCGCAGACGTGACGGATGCTTATTCTTTAGTCGCAGCTTTAGCTACTTCTGGACTTGGTTACATCTATGAAGATGGCGAAGGTCGAATCGGATACGCAGATTCGACTCATCGCGGAACTTATCTAGCGACGAATGGCTACGTGGATCTTTCAGCTTTAGACGCTTATTCCAGCGGTCTCCAGACATCGACAAGAGCGGGCGACGTTCGTAACTCTATTACGATTACTTATAAGAACGGCCAGCAAGTTACAGACGACGATCCAGCTTCTATCGCACTTTACGGATCACTGGCGCAGAACATTCAGACATCGCTAGAAAACGGCGCAGACGCTACGGCACAGGCCGCGTTCTATCTAGCTCTTCGTGCTTACCCTAGAGCTAACTTCGAGTCGATTCGCTATCCGCTGGGCAGCCCGAACGTAAGCGATTCAGACAGAGATTCTCTTATCGGCGTCTTTATGGGAATGCCAGTAAACATCGCGGACTTACCTGTAAACATGGGAACGAACTTTCAAGGATTCGTAGAAGGCTGGAGATTCTCAGCTGGCTATAACTCTCTGGCCATCGATCTTTACGTTACACCGATCGCCTATTCGCTCGACGCGTTCCGCTGGAATGACGTCCCCGCTTCCGAAACTTGGAACACTCTTAGCCCTACACTAGACTGGTTAAACGCGACAGTAGTCGCATAAAGGAGACGACATGGCAACGACGACGCCGAATTATGGGTGGACTGTTCCGACTTCGACCGATTTGGTAAAAGACGGAGCTACAGCGATCGAGACTCTTGGAGATTCGGTCGATGCCACAGTAAAAGCTCTTAACCCAGAGACAACTCTCGGAGACATCGCTTATCGATCATCGACAGCGAACACGAATACTCGACTTGGTATCGGTACGACTGGACAAGTCTTAACCGTATCTGGCGGAGTTCCATCGTGGGCAACTCCAGCGGGTGGTTCGGATACTTGGTCGCTTTTATCTACTGTTACTTTATCTGGACTTTCGACTACTACAATTTCGTCCATAACATCAAATAAAATTGCGTTATACATGGTAAACGCTCGCACTGCTACAGGCATTCCAGACCTTATTGTCCGTCCAAATAATAATACAACAGCCGCCAATTATAAACAGACTTTAATTATGAATACTGGCGGTACTGGTGGCCCTAATTACGTTTATAGTTATGACGGCGTAGTGGATAAGTTATTCGTAGGCGCTGGAGACGACGGAAATACTTCGATGGGATTATGGTTTCAGATAGAAAACTGTAAATCGACATCTTATAAAAACTTTCAATCTTGGGGCGGTTCGCGCGCTTCTGGAGCTTCGATTTATAGCACTAGCGGATTTTATGTCGAGAGTGCTGCGATGACTAGTTTAACTTTATCTTTAAGTTCTTCTTCTTTTAATGCTGGCACACTCTACGTCTACGGAGCTTAAAATGACTTACATTCATAAGATTATTGATCTCGCTACTGGCGAAACTGTTGAGCAAGAATACACAGCCGCGCAGCTTGCAGAAGTAGCAGAAGCAGAAGCAAAAGAAGCACAAAAAGCGACAGACTTGGCAACTAAAGCAGCCGAAAAGTCCGCACTTCTAGAGAAACTTGGAATCTCAGAAGACGAAGCGAAATTACTGCTCTCATGAAGTACCCAATCGGAACAGCTGCTGCAGTCGTCGAGGTTGCACTGGCGGAAGTCGGTACAGTAGAAGAAGGCGATAACCTTACAAAATACGGAAAGTTCACAAAGGCCGACGGTCTGCCATGGTGCGGATCTTTCGTTAACTGGTGCTTTCATGAAGCGGGAGTAAAGCTTCCGTCTATGGTTTCAACAGCTGCGGGAGCGCATAAGCTTAAAGAAGTAAGTCGCTGGGTAGATTCAGAGCCTAAGATTGGCGATCTTGCTTTTATGGACTTTCCTCATGATGGAGTCGACCGTATTAGCCACATCGGAATAGTCGTAGGAGTTAAGGCGAAGTCAGTAATTACAATCGAGGGAAACACTTCGGGATCAGGCGATCAGCGTAACGGCGGAATGGTCATGGTCAAGGAGCGCGCATTCGGGAGCGGAAAAGAGATCGTAGGTTTCGGACGTCCCAAGTTCGTCGCCTATGCTGGCGATTATCCGATCGTCGAAGTACCTACTCAATCGGCAGCGAAGCCGAAGATTAAGGAGAAGAAAGATGGAAAGCTTAAAAGCGTTACTCGCAAGCTGGGCGCGTAGCTTCTTAGCTGCGTCTATTGCAGTTTACTTGGCGGGAGTGACAGATCCTAAGGCAATCCTTACAGCTGGCGCGGCCGCTGTTCTGCCTGTCGTTCTACGCTGGCTTAATCCTAAAGACACAGCTTTCGGGTCTACGGGGAAGTGACTCGGAGACTGCTCGCGGGCGGTCTAGCCTTAATCCTTTCGGCTGGGCTGTCTGCGTGCGGTTACCAAGGCTGGATTCGCTACGAATGCCAAGATTATGAAAACTGGAAAGAATCGCGGTGTAACCCGCCAGAGTGCGTCCCTACTGGAACTTGCACTAAAGACGTCCTTGGAGAAGAAGCTCCATAGGCCAGAACGTCGTCGAACTCCCGAAGACATACACGCGCAGCTTATTCTCATAATCGGCGCGACTTTAGCGTTCGTCTTCTTGATCGTTACCCTTGGTATTACTTACGCGCTTATCTTCGTTACACAGCCGATCGGAGCGCAAGCTCCTAACGATGCGGCCTTTATCGATTTACTAAAGACACTTTCGATCTTCTTAACTGGATCACTCGGCGGAGTGTTAGCGGGTAACGGACTAAAGTCCAAGCCGAAACCGCCAGTCGACACGCCGAAAGACACGCGGGAATCTTGACCTAAGCGCATTCTTACTTCACTCTTTACGTAGGGAGCGCGAACGACGCTCCCAGTATCGGGAGCAAGTAATGAATGAATTAGGAATCGTCGTGGCTATGTCTATAGCTGCGATCTTATGGGCTGCTATGAGCTACTCAGTCGGTTACAGAGAAGGCCAGCGCGAAGGCTTCAAGCGCGGTCGTGCTATCTCACGTCATGCGGCTAAGGACGTGCGCTAATGAGCTTCTTAGACAATTACGAAGACGTAGCCGCCAGAATTGCCCGCTTATGGGCTACTCACCCTACAGCCAGAGTCCAGACGAACATCGTGGACTTTAACGCCGAAAAGGGTTACGTCCTTATTCAAGCTCAGATTTTCCGCGAGTACGAAGACATTAATCCGTCAGCTACAGATTACGCATTCGGTAACGTGGCGACTTATAACGTCAACATGAAGAAGTTCTTCGTCGAGGACACAGTTACCTCAGCGATCGGCCGAGCGATCGGCCTACTGCTTGGAGCAGACAAGCGTCCGACTCGTCAGGACATGGAGAAGGTCGAGACTATAAGCGCGAAAGTAGCTAACTCTACGGCGGACGATTACGATCCTTGGACTCAGAAGTTTGGCGAAGTGCCAAGCTATAAGACGGCAGAAGAAGCCGAGCAGAGCGGGATTCCTAGCCTTGGATCATCGATGGACGAGATCAAAAAGCAGCTAGGCGGAGAGCTAATCGCAGAAGCTCCACAGTGCAGCCATGGACATCGAATCTTTAAGACTGGCGAAGCTAAAACTGGTAAAGCTTGGGGCGGGTGGTTCTGCGTCGAAAAGGCTAAGGCCGATCAATGTACGCCGCTCTGGTACGTTTTAGCCAGCGATGGCAAGTGGAAGCCACAGGTCTAAAGATGAGCGACTTAATCGAGATCATCTATCCGCAATCAATGACAGCCAAGCTTCTACAGAATGGCAAAGTTATAGCCGAGTATAAAATCGAACAGTGCGACAGCTGCGAGAAGCTAAAGAAGCTGGACGCTTTCGGTTATACCAAGGGACAAGGCGGAGAAAAATTAACTTGGCTCTGCGGTGACTGTAGATGAAGGTAAAGCCCACGATCGAGGATAAAGTCCTAGCGCACACTGTAGCTCTGGAACGAATCGCTCAGATCCAAGGTCAGCCAGACGCTTCGAGCAGATACGACAGACAGCTCGGCTTCCATGATTACGTCGCGCAAGTGGCAGAATCAATCGTCGCCGAGATCTTGGTCGCTCGCTACCTTGGTTACGTCGACTTCGATCCCCGGGGATCTCAATTTAAGAAGACGGCAGATGTCGGA